TTAGAAGGATTGCCTGCGTTGCCAGATGGCGACCAGGTAGCACAACCAGAACCACAGGTTCAGGAACCAGCACCAGAAGGAGCAAATGATGACAATGCAGACGAGACAGTTTGAGATTCGCTCCACTGATATAGAGTTGCGTGAGGTCAGTGGCATTGCTGTTCCTTATAACGAAACTATTGATATTGGCGGAGGCCTCAAAGAGCGTTTTGAAAAAGGTGCCATTGATGTGAATGCGGATGTAAAACTATTTCGTGACCACAACGATATCATTGGCAAAGTTACTGAGTTGCGTGAAGAAAATGATGGCTTGCATATTCGTGCAAAGATATCAGAGACACAACTTGGAAACGAAACATTAGAATTGGTTAAGGATGGAGCAATCCGTTCTTTTTCAGTAGGGTTCATCCCTCTTAAGGATGAGAAGCAGGATAGAACTATAATTCGCAAGAAGGTAGACCTTAAAGAAGTCTCTCTTGTAGCGTTTCCTGCATACGATAAGGCTGCTGTAATGGCAGTCAGAGAAAACAAGGAGGAAACTTCCGTTATGGAAATCCAAAACACAACAGATACCTCCGCAGACATTGCAGAGGTTCGCACAGCAATTGAAGAGATTGACCGCAAGGTTGCTCTTCTTGCAGCAGAAAAGGACAACACAGTTGAGCCAGTAGTATCTTTCCGCTCATACGGTGAATATGTTAAGTCTGTGGCAAACAATGACGATGAGGGTCTAAAACTCCATCGTGATTTCACAGGTGGAGTACTTGCAGATTCAATTCTAAAGAATCAGTGGGTATCAGACACCGTTCGCATCCTAAATCAGGGTCGTCCAACTTATTCTGTCTTCTCAACTGGAACACTACCAGCAGATGGAATGACACTTGAGTATCCAGTACTTGATACTGATACTTCAACTGTAGATGAGCAAGCAGCAGAAGCAGACACACTTGCTTTTGGTAAGATTTCTCTTACATCTGCAACTGCTCCAATCAAGACAATTGGTGGTTACACTGAAATGTCACGCCAGGTAATTGAGCGTTCTTCAATCGCTTATGTTGACACAGCATTCCGTGCTATGGTCGCAGCATATGCAAAGAAGACAAACAACATGGCAAAGGCAGCACTTGTTGCCAACGCAGGTAACTTCAACACAGCATCAGTAGCAGCATGGTCTGCAGATGCAATCATTGAAGCCCTTGCAGATTCAGCAATGAAGGTTAACGAAGATACTGGTCTTCCAGTACAGTTCATCCTTGCATCAAGCGATGTATTCAAGTCACTTGCCAAGATTGTTGATGCTTCAGACCGCCCAGTGTTGTCAAACACAGGTGCAACAGTTAACACATTTGGTGCAATCAATCCAGTAGGCCTAACAGGCTCACTCTTTGGTCTACCAATCGTTGTTGACCCATCACTTGCAGCAGGTTCTATGTATGTTGGTAACTCAGCAGCATTGACAACCTACGAATCTGCAGGTGCACCATTCCGCTTGAATGACGAAGAGATTACCAACCTCACAAACAAGTTCTCAGTCTATGGATATCTTGCAATTTCTGCACCAGATACCAAGGCACTTGTTGTTGTTGCTAATCCAAACGACTAATAGGAGTCAATCATGGATGTTACAACTCTGAGAAACTACATAGGTGCAAGCACTGAAGACAATGATTTCATTGAGCAGTGTCTTATTTCTGCACAGTTATTGGTAAATGAATATTGCGGTAGCAATGCTAATGTGCCACTATCTATTAAAGAAAGATGCTACTTAGAAGTAGGCTCAGAGTTGTACCATCGTCGTAGTGCTCCACTTGGGATTGCACAGTACGCAACTTTTGACCAGGCACCTGCAAGAATTGCAAGGGACCCATTAGTAGGCGTATATCCAATCCTTGACCGCTACATTATAAGGTTCGCATGATGCTGCAACAGATTAGAGAAGACTTGAAGGAAGTTCTCACAGGTATAACACCACAACTTTATACCTATGAACCAGAACGACCTGTTCCAAGTTGCATCATAATCACAGCAGCAACATCATTCCTTAGAGTTAACGATGAGGACTTTGGTCCAAGTTATACAAGCAATTGGCGACTTCAACCAATTGTTAAAGTAGCGGTAAATCAAATAGAAACATCTAATCTTGACGAAACAATAATGGAAATAGTCCAGGCTGTTTGGCAAGTAGAAGGTGTGGCTACAGTTGAAGTAGATAAGCCATTTATAGTAGAACTTAATGGCGCAAGTTATTTAAGTACTTATATAAATATTCAAATGTATTCACAAGGAGGAATATAATGGCACGACTAAAGGGAAAGACCATCATCTTTGAGATTGATGAGACAGAATACCAGGGTGCTGTAAACAATGTAACCTTCACCTCAGAAGTTGGAGAACTTGGCTTTGGCTCATATGAAGACAGCCTTGATTTCCGTTGCCAGGTAGTTGGTTATCAGGACTATGCAGCAAACTCGTTGTGGCGTAAACTATGGGACAATCCAGGTGCACCAATTAACTTGAGATTTGCTCCACATGGAAACGCAACAGCATCAGCAACACAACCACACTTCACAGCGACAGGATATGCAGAGACTCTGCCTACTCTTGGTGGCGCTGCTGGAGAATATTTTACCTTTGACCTTTCCATTGTTCTCAATGGTAAGCCAGCAACGGTAACTGCTTAATTTGAGGTAGTGGCGATGGCGCAATACACAGTCAGCGTAAAGGGACTAAGAGAAGTTACTCGCAGTTTCAAACAATACGAAGGTGCTGTAGATGATTTAAAAAATGCCAACGCTGCAATTAGTAGCAAAGTAGCACAAAGTGCTGTTGCCACTACTCCCAAATTGACAGGACAACTTGCATCAACTGTTAGAGGTAATAGAGCAGTGCAAAGAGTTCAATTAAAAGCAGGTGGAGCAAGAACTCCATATGCTGGAGTAATTGAATATGGATGGCCTGAGAGAGGAATTGAAGCACAACCTTTTCTTCGCAGGGCAGCGTGGAGTAATAGAGATTACATTATTCAACAGTACGGTGCTAATCTTGAAAGTATTAAAAGAAAATATATAGCCAATTAGGAGGCATAAGATGGATATAACACAATTAAAGATGAAGGATTTGGCAGAGGTAGAAAAACTATCAGGCATGTCAATGGCTGAATGGGATTCTCCAACTGTAAAATTAACAATGGCAATTGCTTTTGTAACAGGTAAGAAAACTAATTCTTCTCTTACTTGGGAGCAAGTTGAGAATATGAACATTGAAGAAATGACAAAACTTGCTGAAGGTGTAAAGGACCCAAAAGCGAATATCTCTTAGAAACTATGGGTAAATTCTGTGCAAGAACAGGATATACACCATCGCAGTTCTGGGAGATGACGAACGAGGAAGTCCAGTATATAACGAAGGAGTTGAATAGAAAAAATGGCTAACCAAATTACGGTAGACATTGTTGCAGATACTCGCAACCTGGTTGCTGGTGTCAAAGAAACCAACAATCAACTCAATTCAATAAGTGGACAATTAAGCAAAGTAAAAACAGCATTTGGTGGACTTGCTGCTGCCTTTGGTGCTCAGATTGGTATTGATTTTTTAAAGGATGCAATCAAGGGTGCTGCTGAAGATGAGAAGGCATTTAAACAATTAGCAGATGCTTTTGGAGCAGATGCTGAAGCAATTACAAAAAAGGTAAATGAAATATCATCTACATTCAAAGTAGACGATGGAGCAATAGCACAATACTTTGTTGATTTAAATGCTTCATTTTCTTCTAAGTTTGATGAGTTTATTCCAACAGTAGTTGAAGCATCAGCAACTCTTGCATTACTTACTGGTAAGCCATTGGACACAGTAATTGCTCAATGGTCTAAGACTCTTAGAGATGGAAAGATTACAGCACAGGAAGTGCAAAAGTTAGGTATTGACTTAACTGATGAACAAGAGAAAAAGTTTAATAGTTTAAAAACAACTGCTGAAAAATTGCAGTTCATACTTGATATTTTAAATAGCCCAGAAAACAGACAGAAAGCCTTAGATAATCTTGGACCATATGAAAAGTTTAATTACTTTATGGAAAGACTCAGAGATACAATTGGTCAGGCATTTCTTCCTATCTTAGAAAAATTGTTTGGTGTTTATGATAAATTATCACCTAAGCAACAAAAGATTGTAGATATAGTTGTAGCCTTCACTGTTGGCATTACAGCATTACTTGCTGTGTTAGCACCAGTAATATTTGCTGTTACATCTTTAGGCCCTCTTTTTGTGGCACTTGGCAAGGGCATTGGAATTGTTACAACTGGCATAAGATTAATGAGTATTGCATTGTTAACCAATCCTTTTACTCCTTTAATTGTTGCAATTGGATTATTGATAGCAGCAGTTGTATTAATTATAAAGAATTGGGATAGCATTAAGCCTGCACTTGATAAAGCATTCCAAGCAATCAAGAATGCCTTTGGTGCAGTAATTGATTGGTTTAAAAATATATTTAACAAAGTTAAAGAGGCTGTTGGAAATATTTTTGAAAAGGCTAAAAGTCTTGGTAAAGATATTATCAATGGAATGGTGGCTGGTATTAAAGCATTAGCATCATTACCTTTGACAGCAATTAAAAATGTTGTAAGTGGAGTCACTAACTTTATTAAAGATAAGTTAAAGATTGGTTCTCCATCAAAAGTATTTGAAGGATACGGATTGAACATAGTTCAAGGGTTAGCAAGAGGTATTGAAGGTGCTCAAAGACTTGCAGACCAATCAATGGCATCACTTAGTTCAAATCTAACATTATCGCCTTCCTATGGCACTTCTCGTGCAGGAGTTAACATTACCATTAACGCAGGTCTTGGTACTGACCCATATGAACTTGGAAGAGTTGTGAAGGCAGCAATGGATAAGTACACAGGTGTTAATGGGCGATGAACTTAAACGATGAAATAGATTTAGAGATTCGTACAGCCATTGACTTTGGCTTTATTTTAGGTGTTTCTAAATTAGCAGAACACTATCTCTTATCAGATAAAGATTTAGAAAACGATGCCCTCTTTGAGTGGCAATCAATAATTGACCAGTGCTTATCTATCTCAGTAAAGCGTGGAGTAGATACCTATACAGGTGCTTATGCCCTACCGCTTCCATCTGTAGGCGTTATGCATATTAGAACTGTTAATAGACAATTAGACCCTAACATTTATAAGTACTTGCAGCCTCGTTCTAAAGTTAGATTAATACATAAAAACAATGGCAACCCAGTTATTATTTTCCAGGGCAGAGTTGAGAATCTATATGTTGACTACCGCTCTGATGTACAGAAACCTCTTATAACATTTGATGTTATGGACCCAATTGGACAACTACAAAATACAATGACAGAGTTATCAGGATTATCAAGCGGTAACCAAACATGGTCACAACGCATTAATGAGATTATGTCAAACGGTAGATTATCAAATGAACCAATAACAATACCTAAAGTTATTCATGGTGGTGGAGAAACTAAGCATGGTTATTGGGATGAAAACTCTACTGTCTGGGAAGCATTAGAATTAGCCTCAAATACTGAAGGTGGCTTTATTTATTTTGATAAGTCTGGAACAATGCAATGCTACGCATCAGAAGAAATTGGAGCAGGCACGACTCCAGTCATGAAGTTCTCAAACCTGCGGGCAGACCAAGTAGGCTTTGACCCTAATGCATATTCATATAAGAACATATCAATTGATTACAATACAGAATCTGTTATTAATGAGGTACAGGTTTCTAATACTTGGGGCTACATTAAGTATGAGTTTGATGCTGATGAGATATCAGAAACATACGGTACATCAATTGAAACAACATTAGTTGAAACTAAAGCAAAAGGCCCATTTAGAAATATTGCTCAAATTAATAAGTATGGCACCCACGCACTTAAGGTAGACACAAATTTCCATTTATTACCAGATGATTCTCAATTAGAAACCTGGGCTAATAAGATTCTAAATAAGTGGAAAGAGGCATCAACAATCGTTAAAGAGATTGAATGGGACGCCTCAAAAAACCCAGTAATAGCAGGCTCTGTAGAATTATTACAAGATGTTGATATTGAATACAAAACAGAGGCTGTTGCGTTTGACAAGAATTTGACCATCATAGGATTGCAGCATGAGATTAACAATGAAGCAAATACCTGGAAGGTAAAATATATATTATTTCCAAGGAGTAGATTCATATGACAATTAGATATATACCCTTTGCTGATAACGAAGTATTAACAGCAGAGCAAATAATCGCAGTTCAGAATAATGGTGTTGTTCAAGTAACAACCTTTGCTGAACTTACTGCCCTTGAGCCAGAAGTCAATGCTGCATATGTAACTGAGACAAGCCAGTTCTATGTACGCAAGGCTGATGATTCTTGGGGCAGCGTTGGTGGCTTGGCGGTAGTTCAAGCATCAGCACCATCAGCACCACAGGTAGGCCAGATTTGGTTTGATACAGATGCTGTTCTGCCTAATCCTGCAAAGTATTTTTACGAGGGTAATGAAGCAATTACTAACACAGCAGGCTTTGAAGCATTAGATAACTTGGCTGCTACAACAGTAACATTAACAGAACCAGCATGGGTACATGTAACATTTGGTTGCGTTGAACCTGTGGGTTCTGGAGATGCTGGTGTTGAATATGGTGTTCAGTTATCAGGTGCAACAACCAGAGCATTGACTGCTGGTGATACTTGTGTTTCTTATGTAACAAATAAGAACTCAACATCAAATGATTTCTGTGTTATTTTTAATGCAGGTTCAACAATTGTAACACCAGTAGCAAAGAAACTGGGTACAACAGGAACTGTAGAAGTACACGACCCATATTATTCAATCATTCCAATCAGGTGGTCATAGTCAATGATTCATGTGTGGGATGGGACTGAGTGGAACGCAACTAAGGCTTTAAAAGTCTGGACTGGTTCTGCTTGGAATAAAACATATAAGTTCAAGGTGCGTACAAGCACTGCTTGGATTCCTATCTCCACATCTGATAGAGATGAATCAGTAACAGTTAGATGGTCAGTAGAGGCTCCTACTCCGCCTCCACCACCACCTCCTGTTACACATCCAGTACCTGATTTAGATTTATTAACACTACAAGAAGTGGAAGCATTGCTTGACCCACTTAACTTTACATATTCTGTTACTGGTTATGAAGTAACAAGTGATAATGCTAAAAATAATAAAGTAGTTGTTGATTCACAAAATCCAGCAGCAGGAGTATTGCTTGCTGAAGGTTCAAATGTTGTATTTAAATTGTATGAGTTTGTTCAGCCAACAACGACGGTACCAAACATTGAAGGACTATTAACAGGAAATGCAGACACAGCAATTGTAAATGCTAATCTTGTTGTAGGTAATCCACTTGGAACAGAAGAAACATACGATACAAATCTTATTGGCAAGGTTATTGTAGGTAGCGTTTTCCCAGCACCAGGCACCACTGTTGATGTTGGAGAATCAGTTATATATGATTATTATATTCAGAAGCCTTTTGCTACCGTTCCACAATTGGTAGGCCAAAATGAAAACAATGTGTTTACAATATTAGATGGTGCTAACCTAACACCTGGAACAAGAACAGTATTTAATACAACAAATGCTGCCTTAGATGGTCAAGTAAAATCTCAGTTCCCAATTTCAGGAACCCAAGTACAGCAAGATTCTCTTGTTAATTATGAAGTATATGAACATACTTTGACAGTAGTTCCAAACATCGCAGGTTTGACAACTCAAGCAGCGAACGATTTATTACAACAGAATTATCTGTATCCAGGAACTACCAACACAGAAGAAACAACTAATCAGTCCCTTGAGGGTAAAGTCAAATCAGGCAGCCAAGTACCTGCTGCAGGAACGACGGTAAATAAAGATACAGATGTTGACTATGTATATTATGTACCTAATCAATATACAACAATGCCTAATGTTATTGGCCAACAGGCTACAACTGCATTCCAAAATGTTTCAGCAGCAGAATTGGTTGGAGTTGCTGTTACTACATTTACAAGAAATCTATCAGAAGTTAATGTTGTTTATAATCAAGAATATGGTGCTGGCTCTCAATTACCAGTGGGAAGTCTTGTTGATATTTATTATAAAATTGAAGAAATAAAATTCATAGCACCTGATGTTAGAGGATTAACTCCAGGTACTCAAGGAACACAAATTGCTAATACTAATTTTAGTTGGGGCTCCAATACACTTCCAGGAACATCTACACAAAATGTTAACTTAATTGGAAAAATTGCTACTCAGTCTCCTACTCAAGGTGCCCTTGTTTATGTTGACCCAATTAATTATGGATTATATACTGATGGCAGACCAACAGTACCAAATGTAATTGGTATGACAGAAGCAAATGCTAAGACTGCAATTACAAATGCTGGACTTAATTGGACTGTAAGTTATCAGAATCAAACTTATAATGGACAAGCAACAGCAGGAACAGTTGCAAATCAGGCTCCTTCAGGTGGAGAGAAAGCAGCATCAGGAAGTACAGTTTTAATAATTGTGTGGAATGCTTATGTTCCTACAACAACAACTTATACAGCAAGCGTTTCCATTGGCTGGGCTGGAGACTTACCATGGGAATGGCAAGCATCTTATAGAGATACAATTGGTGCTTCATCAAGCATAACAGATGGTGCAAGAAGAACAACAAGCCAACCATTCTATGTAGGAAGATTTGATACTACAAATGAAAAGCAACACACAGTATCCCAGTTTGATTGGTTTGCTTTCCAGAACTGGGTAAAGGCAAATAAAACTAATAATGCTGAATTTACAGTTACTGCTGCAACATTAAGAGTATGGGCAAATAGCGGAGTAGGTGGAAATGATAATGCTAAGTCATTAAGAGTAGGTTCATATCCATCTGATACTTCTTCTTCTCCATCTACAATGCCAGAATCAGCAATAAATACAAGAGGAATTACTTTACCTATTGCTTCACGAGGTACATATGGATATGCAACAGCCAATGCTTTGCTAATATCAGATTGCTTTACAGCACCTAATTATCCAGTTGTAGTCTATGCACCAAATACAAGTATTGATAATTACATAGTTAATGATAGCGATATCAGATGGGATATAACAATTCAATGGACGGTGACAGCATAAATGAAACTATACACAGTTAGCACAACGAGAAATGGCCAGGTAACAAATGTTAATTATACTGATGTACCTGCTAACGACTTTGATTCTCAATTAGGAGTCAACTATCATCTTTGGTACCCTGTTGAAATACCAGAAGGAACTAACTCATGGTTCAAAGGAATTGTGACTTCAGAAGTAGATAATGCATTATTAGGATGGACTCCTAATGCTGATTTAGAGAGAAAGCAAGCAAGCATAACTCAGGAAAGATTATTGCTTATTTATAATGATAGCAATCAGACTCTGGATAATGTGCGGGTATTCATATCAGACCAACAACTAACAGGTTCAGTAGCAGAAGTAACACCATGGAAGGCTAACCTATCTCCTGAGATAAGAACTTATTCATCATTTGAGATATTGTCTACATCACCAGTAAACCAGTTTCCAGCAAACATGTATTTGAAGGCTAACTTCCAAGGAGCCTTGCCACAACCAACACCACCGCTACCTTCAGAAATGATTGTAACCAATATGCAACCATTCTCTTGGGCGGTAGCAGCAGTAAGACTATACATAGTAAAGGACCAGGAAGTACCTGAAGATTACTGTGTTATATCTACTGAAACATATTAGATTTCTCAGAATGCCTCCTGAGAAAAGGTGGCCTCAGTTCCCACGCTGAGGCTGCCTCTAAAAATACGGATGGGATAGAATAGGAGAACGATGAACGATAAATTAATGTCCAAACTTCCAGTAGCCTTGCTATTTGTACAGGTACTACTCCTATCTCTTATTACTCAGAGTAAAGACCAGATGATTACTATCATGACTGGCATGTTGGCAACATTTATTACAGGTGCTTGGGTTGTTTGGGAAACCCTAAGACTACACAAGAAGGAGGATAAAGATGGCTCTAATTGATATGATTCCACCTAATCTTGAGTGGCGTGTTTACAAGGGCGACACAGCAAACTTGACCCTAATCGTCAAGGATGAAAATGATGAATTAGTAGATTTAACTCCCTGGACTTTTGCAGGGCACATAAAGAAATCTCCTAAAGATACAGAACCAGAATTTATAATGGCAGTAACAGCAACAAGTGAAGGTATTATTTCTGTGATTATTGAAGATTCACATTCCTTATATCCACAGATGTATTTTGATATTGAGGGTACACACACACAAGATGGTGTTACTAAGACATTTGTTAAAGGAACAATCATTGCTGAAGAGGATGTGACAGATAATGGCAATTAAAAAGATTGAAGTTTTATCACCAACAGAGGCACAGATTTATGCTGCTAACTTAGGTTTAGTAGTTGGACCTCAAGGCCCAATTGGACCAGCAGGCCCAGTAGGACCTAAAGGTGAAACTGGAAACACAGGTGCCACTGGTGCTACTGGCCCACAAGGAGTTCAAGGAATTCAAGGCCCAGCAGGACCTCAAGGATTAAAAGGCGACACTGGAAATCAAGGCATTCAAGGAATTCAAGGATTAGTAGGACCAGCAGGACCTAAAGGCGATACTGGTGAGCAAGGCATCCAAGGCATCCAAGGACCTATAGGACCTCAAGGAGAAATTGGCTTAACAGGTCCAGCAGGTGCAGATGGTATTGATGGAGAAGATGGAGCAGTAGGACCTCAAGGAGAACCTGGCCCACAAGGAATTCAAGGTGAAGTTGGTCCAGCAGGACCGCAAGGAATTCAAGGAATCCAAGGTGAAGTTGGGCCAATGGGTCCTCAAGGAATCCAGGGCATCCAAGGAATCCAAGGAGAAAAAGGCGACAAAGGCGACACAGGTAATGCTGGTGTAGATGGTGACCATTACCATACAACATCTTCTGAATCAAATGCAATTCCTGCAAAGAACACAACTATCTCAATTATTCTTGATGACTTAAATGTTGATTACTCAATTGGTCAGACAGCAGTAGTTGCACATGATGCATCAAATTATTTTATTGGAACAGTAACAGGATATAACTCAACAACTGGTGAACTTGATTTATATGTAACTGAAACACATGGCAATGGAACACATTCTTCATGGACTGTGAATCTTTCTGGTGCTGTTGGTATTCAAGGAGAAACAGGACCTCAAGGAGAAACTGGTCCAGCAGGTCCTACAGGAGCGCAAGGAGAAATGGGACCTCAAGGTATCCAAGGAATTCAAGGAGAGCAAGGAATCCAAGGAATTCAAGGAATTCAGGGAGAGACTGGACCTCAAGGACTTCAAGGAAATACTCCAAAGTTTGCATACAATTTTACTCAAACTATTGATACAAGCGGATTTGTTAGCGGTACACAATTAACATTTTATAAAGACCCACTATTTCAACCTTACGCATTAGCAAATATGAAATTAACTTCAGTAGATGCAAATGTAAACACAATAACTTTGTTTGGTGTGATTATTGGTTGGAATGAAACTACTGTCACAGTATCGCTTGGAACATTAGTACTTGACTCAAATCCAATTAGGTCTGAGTGGAGTGTTGGTATTGCAGGTCAAAGAGGAACAACAGGTTTAACAGGAGCAACTGGTGCAACTGGTCCGCAAGGCCCTGCAGGTGCAACTGGACCACAAGGAATTCAAGGCGAACAAGGAATTCAAGGAATCCAAGGAGAAACTGGTGCTACAGGACCTGAAGGCCCGCAAGGAATCCAGGGAATCCAGGGAATCCAAGGAGAAACAGGAGCCACTGGACCAGAAGGACCTCAAGGAATCCAGGGACCTACAGGACCGCAAGGACCTGCGGGAGTACAAAATGTATATGTCCAATCCACAGCACCATCTAATCCATCTGTTGGTTGGCTATGGATTGTGATTTAATATGCCTTATAGTGATTTATTAACTGATGCAGTTATATATGCACCATTGAATAACTCAATGGCTTTGACAACAAGTGCAACTGTTAGCCAACACAACTGGACTGGAAATCATGTATTTGTCAATGATGCTCCAGCAGTAACAGGTAACACACATTCATTAAGATGGAATAACTATGCTGCAGAAGCGGGTTATTACAAATTCCAAAATCTATCATCAGGACATAATGCAATTACAATAACAGGTTGGGTAAAATTTGTAACGGACCCAAACATAGCACTTGGTACTAATCTTGGCAGTGCCATGAATATATTTTCTTTTGAACAACAATTTAGTTCAACTTCTTATTTTAGGGTAAGTACTTCAGGAGCACTTTACAGCAATAATAATAGTGGTTCTTTATCAACTGATAGAAGACTTGGTTCAGTTTGGCAGTACGGCGGTACAAATCAAACTACAGGAACCATTTATTCAAATTCAAAAATACCTTTAAATCAATGGGTTCATATTGCTTTAGTACAAAGAAATCCTGGTCAGATTAGTGGAATTGATTATAATGAAACAGCACTTTATATAAATGGTGCTTGTTCTAATTATCAATTTGCAACAAATCAATTACAAAGACTTAATTTTAATTTTATGAGTTTTCCAATCTTTAGTGTAGCAACAGAATCAACAGTAAACTCAAAGTTAGGTTCAAACTTTGCATTTTGGCATAGAGCATTAACAATAGATGAAATCAGAGCACAGGCCTGGTATGGACATGATAATGAAGATTACAATACTGTTGTTTTAGCAGATAATCCTACTTACTATGCAACATTAAATAATCCAGATAAAAACACTGACCACACAGTTTATGGTGCAACTGATTGGGGCTCCTTAAGTGATGATGTAACTGGAATTATTGTAAATGAATTAGGTCCTAATAATTCAAAAGCATGGAGACTTTCTTCAACTGCAACTGCTGCACAAAACAGAACGGTAAATAGTGATTCTGAAATGTTGCAAGGAATATCAAATCTATATAAGTCTGGTGAGTTTTCTATTGAATTTTGGCTTAAGCAAGTATCAAGACCAAGTTCAACAAGAGCATTAGTTGGAATAGATGCAAATAGCGGAATTAATAACTCAGTTGGAGCATTTTTCTTTGACTTAGATAACAGTGGAAGAATCCAGTACAGAGGTTCTTATAAATCAGGAACAACTACATATTTATCAGGAAGTATTTTGGGTACATCAATTGATACACCTTCTGGTACTGGTCAAGAAATACTAACACAACATCCTGGTCAACATGTTAATTCTTGGGCAGACAACAAATGGCATCATGTAATTTATACTCAAAGCAATACAGATGGTGGTGCTGGTGCAGGTACATTTCATGGTACTTTATTTGTAGATGGATGTAAAGTTGGAGAAAGAACTTGGACAAATACATATGGTTGGGTAGATGGAACTGGAGTTTCCAATGGATTCAATGTTGGAACTACTTCTGCAACTTTAACTTTGGGAGATGCCTATTTATCCAATCTTGCATTTTATCCATATAGATTGCCAGAAACAAAAATATGGAATCACTACAAAGTAGGTTTAGATTATGTTTCTGAACAAGGTGCTGTTAGATATTATGATGGTTCTACCTGGCAATTAGCCACAGCAGCAAAAACCTGGAATGGCACAGCCTGGGTTGATTGGGTAAAGAAATATTGGAATGGCTCTTCTTGGGTAGACTTGCCCTGAGAACCTATGTTATAATAGTAGTAGGACATGTCACCTCCGAACGATAGGTCCAAGGGGCTTGCAGGGTTTATCCTTATATAGGTTGCCACCTCTTCTTCTGTGCAGGCCCCTTTTCTATGCCCTTTAGCGGGCTTCTGAGGTGGTTTTTAGAGGGTTTTAGACATAACATGGGTATCAGGTTGCAAAGTGTTAAAAACTCTGCTATACTTATAATACTTGTTTCAGAATCACATAATTGTGTGTGAGGGATAAGGCGCCTAAGACAACAGAAGGAGTCAAGGCGGTAGAGTAAAATCTACCAGAATTGAATGTAAATCTGGCACTGGTTGGTAACCAGCAGAATTCAAGGAAAGCCACTGGCAAGGTTTATTTTTAAAAAAATAAATCCATAACCTACCTGAAATCTATAAAAAACCAAGGAGAAGAAGAGATTATGAATATTAATTATTATATAGATAAGAAATTCCCAGGAAATTCTAAGGAAGTAAAAGAAAGAATAGAAGAAGCCTTAGCAACCATATGTATAAATGCTAAAAAACACTTAGACTATACTAATGGAGTAGAAAGATTCTTTAAAAACCTGGAGGTTTAAAGATGAATAAAGAAATAGCGGCCATACTTATGTCTTATGGCAGAACATTTTTAGCAGCATCCCTTGCAGTTTTTGCATCAGGAGTAACAGACCCAAAGGCTATAGCCTATGCTGGTTTAATATCTATTCTTGGACCATTACTAAGATGGCTAAATCCTAACGATACAACCTTTGGTAAAGGAGCATAATATGACTAACATTTATTATGAAGGTAAATTGTATTCAGAAGCAGAGTTTGATAGATTAACATTTAAGCCTCTTGATAAGCCTGCAAAACCTAAAAAATCTAAGGCTAAGGAAGTAGAAGAAATAGAGGATGTGTTCCTAACAGAGGAATAATCTTGATATCCGTCATTATCTCATTGGCGATTCTATTAAGCCAAGCGGGATACTCTGAGGCTCAGATTCTATGTACCGCCAATTTAGTCCAAAAAGAATCTAATTATAATCTGCACAGTCGTAACTCCAAGACTGGTGCATATGGCCTTTTCCAGTTGATGCGGGTAGATAAGAAATTAACCCTTAAACAACAGACCCAGAGATATATCAAATATATCAATCATAGGTACAAAGGCGATGCTTGTTTGGCATGGCAACATTTTCAGAAAAATAACTGGTATTAAGCAAAGTTTTAAAAATAATGATATACTTGTATATGAAGAGGGTGTTGCAGCACCTTAAATAAAATATATATAAGGAGAAATACAATGATTAAAGACTTAATACTCGTAATTAGAGTTGTAAGAATGAAGCGTAAACTCAAGAAGATTGAGAAGCGTTTAGATAAGATTAATGACATAATGTGCAAATCCAATCACACCATTGACCACATGATTGAGATATTGGAGGAGCATAATGACCTATAAGCCATATGAAAGAAATGATTTTGAGGCTGATTTGCGAATAGGCAAAGTTGGCGAGGCACTTGTAAAAAACTATCTATACGAAGAAAAGGTAAAGGTAGAAGTAAAGAGAGATTTGAAATGGAAAGAAACAGGAAATCTCTACATAGAACAAGAAGTCTGGTCACAAGTCCATGGAGATGTACCTGGTGGATTTAAAACAACAGATGCAGATGTTTGGGCATTTGTTATGGGTAAATGCGTATTGTGGGTTCCTCATGATACCCTTAGCAGAGCGGTTTTGAAATCTGAAAGGGAAGGAAGTTGCGATTGGTCAGCAAACCCATCAAAAGGAAAACTAATAACTCCTGGAGAGATATTACAGATGGAAATGAGAAGGCCAGCCTGATATATTATTGCCTATGTCATGGGTGTGTGGTGGGAGATAAAACCTGTGATGACATGGAGCCAATTGGCTGGGTAGAACGAAATGACGCCACTTGAAGCATTAGAGAAATATAAGATTACAACCAGACCTACTGAGTGTAATGCTTGCCCTCGCAGAGCCTATTACTACCTACCTGTGCGAGGGTTTCTCTGTAGCCTATGCCTATTAGACCTGGTAAATGTGGGCGGTACAGAATGGAATTGGGACGATTATCCCGAAATATGGAACAGATATGATAAACTATAGACACTATGGAATTCTTTGTATTTGTGCTATTAGCCTATTTGATGATTTAGGTGGTTTAGGTGTCTGAGTATAACGACCCTCTCTATAGAAAGAATAGGAAGATTATACTTGGTCAGCCTGATGTACTATGCCATTATTGTGGTAAACCCAATCCTACATCTATTGACCATATATTACCGCTAAGTAAGGGCGGTACACATGAAATGCATAATCTACTACCATGTTGTATATCATGTAATAGCACTAAATGGAATCATATAAAGAAGAGAATGCCATATGGAAATCCAAGATACATAAAAGGTTTGAAATGATATACATCCCGCATCCCATTTCCTATAAAACATTTATATCCAATAGTAAAATACAAAACCTTATATCCAAATATCCACATATCCACGAATATCCACATATCCTGGTTTGGAGATATATAAGATAAATGGTTTTGGGTTTTTTTAGATATATCTTAGATATCCCGCATCCCGTCAGAAAATTTAAAATCTGGTAAAATAGTAAAAGGAGAAATATGAGAACTGGAATGAAACAAGGCCCAAGAGAGCCAAGATTAATCTCACAAGAAGGAGGCAAGACTATGGAAAAAGAATTTAACTTTACCTTAGAAGAGGCTGTGAAAATATCATTGAAATCTGCCACATGGTTGGAAGAATCAGATTTTGGTGCAGCCACTCAAGCAATAATGTTAGCCCAGACCATGGACCAAATGCCAGATAGAAGACACCAGATAGCACCAATCCTTATTGGCCTACTATCTAACCTTGGTCTTCTCAATAATCGCAAGGTAGGAACAGAAATGACACCTGCAGAGGCATTGGCAGTATTGGTTAATGGCTGATTGGAAACCAACGCACTATACGACTCCATTATCTGAAGATTTTATAACAGATGGAGATAAATTAATCAACCTTGTGCAAGGTGTTTGGCGGTTGCCAGAAAAGAATGATGCTCCATTAGTATTAACAGAATGGCAGAAATGGCTCATCAGACATGTGCTTGAAAGGTACCCTGAAGACCATTCAGACCCTGAATTGGCAGGTAGATTAAGATATAAACAGGTAGTAATTAGTATGCCAAGAAAGAATGGTAAGTCGTTAATTGGTGCAACATTTGCGTTATATGGATTGCTTTTGCATGAGCCAGCACCAGAAGTAGTGTCAGTTGCAGCATCTGCAGACCAGGCAAGGATTGTTTATAGAAGATTATTGCATCAAACACAGACTTCTGACCTATTAAAACATTTCTTCTCTCGTTCTACTGAGCATAGAGGCCTTTGGACTGCTGATGGCACTGGTGTTTATAAGGTTATTGCTTCTTCTGCTGCTACCGCTCAAGGATTGCACCCATCTATGGTTATATTTGATGAATTGCACATGTCAAAAGAAGATTTATGGACTGCGATGGCTTTAGGTTCTGCAACTCGTCCTGATGGAATGATTTTAGGCATTACTACTGCTGGAGACGACACTTCTACCCTTTTGAAGAACCTTTATGAGCGTGGAGCCAAGGCTGTAGACCAAGTTGGTGATTTAGAACGCTTTGGATTCTTCTGTTGGGAAGCACCACAGGGATGTGAAATAACAGATGAACAAGCAGTAAGATTGGCTAATCCTAACCTTGCATCAGGCATATTATCGTGGGCAGCAGTTAAAAATGAGTTATCTACCATGCCAGAAGCAGATGCAAGACGCTATAGATTGAATCAGTTTGTATCTTCCATGAACGCTTGGCTTCCTGTTGGCACATGGCAATCATTAGACCATGGCGTTGTATCCAAGCCACTTATCTTCTCAGTAGACAGGACACCAGGATGGGACCATGCCTGCGTAGTTGCTGCGGGCATAGAAGAAGATGGCTTTGTATCAACAGAATTAGTAGCATCATTAAATAGCACCAACATAGACCAATTGGCAAGACTATGTATGGATTTAGCAAATAAACATAATGTTCCATTTTTAATGGACTCATATGTGTTATCTGACCTTATTACGATACTAAAGCAAAGAGGTTTAAGGGTTATTCCTGCCTCAAACAAGGATTTGGTATCTGCCTCAAATAACGCATACCGTAAAATAATGAAGAGGGAAATAAAACATCCCAAAGACGAGATTGTAACAGTACAGATGCAATCAGCAGTTCGTAAAAATGTACACGACTCTTGGAAGATTTCCAGAAGGGATTCCTCAATTGATATTGACGCTGCCATTGCCACAGTACTTGCAATATGGTTCTGCGACTCTAAAGAGGATTACCAGCCCTTCATTGTAAATACCAGCATGATAGAATCTAAGGATGGTGAATAATAAATGGGCATAATCAGAGACTTCCTCTTTCCAGAAATACAGACAACTGTTGACGAGACTGTAGAGACAGCAGTTAGTCGTTCAATCTTGCCACCTTCAAGAGAAACCACAGTTGTATCTCCAGAAGCAGCATTAAAATTAGTTCCAGTATCACGATGCTTGTCAGTTTTAGAAACATCAATGATACAAATCCCTGTAGAAGTTTATAGAGGAATAGAACAGATAGATAGTCCTTCTTGGCTAATTACTCCAGATGTAAATAACAATGTAACTCAAGGTGAGTTTATTAAAGATACTGTCATTTCTTTGGCGGTACATGGAAATGCATTCTGGTTAATAACAAGAGGACAAAGAGGAATAACAAATCTTGAAGTTATTCCAAATGCAGACATTGCAGTACATGAAGATAGATTTGGAAATGTTACTTATCACATTGGTAAGAAGCAGATTCCTGCAGATAGAATTAAGCATTTAAAACTTTGGTCACTACCAGGCCAAGTTATGGGTGAAGGTCCACTACAAAGACACAAGGCTACATTAAAAGCAGCATGGGATTTAAATAATTACTTTGCAAATTGGTTTGATAATTCTGCGGTACCAACAGGTATCCTAAATACAGAATCACATATCAATCAAGAACAAGCACAGACATTACTTGAAGCATTCCTTGAATCACAAAAGACACGCACACCTGCTGTTATGGGTTATGGAATGAAATATGAAGGAATGACATTAGACCCTGAACAAGCACAGTTCCTTGAGAACCAGAAGTTCATGGCTCGTCAAATTGCATTAATGTTTGGCATTCCATCACAGTATCTAAGCCTATCTATTGAATCAAGCGGTATGGCTTATACCAATACAAATGGCGATAGACAAAAACTATTTGAAGATGGCTTACAGCAATATATAACAAGAATTGAACAAGCATTATCTGACCTACTTCCAAGAGGACAGTTTGCTAAGTTTAATCTAACAACTTTCCTTCGCCCTGACAACAAGACTCGTTATGAAGGCTATGCAATTGCATTAGGCAATAAGTTCATGACAGTTAATGAAGTTAGAGAGTTAGAAGGATTGCCTGCGTTGCCAGATGGCGACCAGGTAGCACAACCAGAACCACAGGTTCAGGAACCAGCACCAGAAGGAGCAAATGATGACAATGCAGACGAGACAGTTTGAGATTCGCTCCACT